CTTCTGCTGGTGAAGATATTTTGTTAGATGAATGTTAGACAACCTTCATCTAACAAAATATCTTCACCAGCAGAAGCAGTAATCACTGGATTGAAACAAACAAAACCAGGCTCCCCTTCCATTACGAATACACGATATGGTAATCCTAATTGATTAGCTGATAAACCTATCCCTCCATAGTATCTCATATGAGCTAACATATCTATCCCAAGCTCTACTGGATCTACAGGCGGATTGTTAAAATCAAACTTCTCTAGTTTAGTTCTCAGCAATGAATGTGATGGTTCAACTAGATTATACTTTTTCTTAAATTCTTTATCTGTCATTCTGCAATCCTTGAGAAGTTCTTATGCTTCTCGAATCTAACTACATTAGAAAACTTATCGAGAAGTTGATCTGTCTTGTGAGATATTATAACGATATTTGTATCTGAAGTCAACTCTTTTATGATTTTTAAGAACTCATCTGTACCTGATGCATCGAGACTACTGTCAAAAATCTCATCCATGATCAGTATATTAGTAGATGCACTATTCTTTAACTTAGCAATGGCTCTCCATGTAAACAATAACGATAGGTCAATCCTCATCTTTTCTCCTTCAGAGAATGATGCGTATGCAAAATCGTCTCTATGACGTGACCTAATTGTTTCTTTGAAGTCTTCATCCAAATGGAAGTCAACAAAGAATTCCATAGCAGCTAAGTATTTGTTAATTAGCTTGTTCATCACAGGAACATATTGTTTAATAATTTTTGATTTAATACCTGTGTCTTTCAATAACACTTGAGCAGTATTAAAAACAGTCTGTTGTTGTCTTAGTGCAACTTTTCTCTTTTGAGTTGTCTCTAACTCGTCTGTGAGTTCTTGAACCTTAGTAGCCGCATGGTCTGAATTGTTGTTCTCCGAAGTGCTCTCTTCAACTTCCTTCTCCATACCCTCAATAACCGAATTGATAGATGAGATTTCTGCTTTAAGACGGCCTGCATTTCTTTCTGCTTCCGTAGCCTCATCCTGTATTCTCTTAAGATCTGATACTCTAGCGGACTGAGCTTGGATTTGTGTCTCAAGTTGCGTAAGACCTGTTTCTGTCTCCGTGATAGAGGAGTCAGTCTCATCTGTGACCTGTCTTTTGAACTCGTCATCAATTTCTTGTCCGCACGTCGGACAGTCGCTGTTGTCTTCATAGAACTTTAATTGCCTTTTCAGTTTAGTAATCTTGGACTCAATTTGTCCTTCAAGTGCAATCAATTGTTGCACACGTTGAGAAACAGACTCTAACGGTGCACACTGCTCTAACAACTCTTTTGCATGACCTTCAACAAGAGCTAGTTCTGATTGTAACTCAGATACTTTATCTTGTTTTTCTTTAATCTGTAGCTTGATCTTATTTAGCTGTTGTTTCTTATCTTTAGCAATATCTTCAAGATATTGATTTTGAATTGTAATTTTTTCTTCTAACAGATTGACATCATAATCTACCTGCTGTAGTTGTGATCTATTGTCTGCTAGCTTGTCTTTTAACAAAGCAGCCATGGTACTAAAGATTTGAATATCAAGCAAATCTTCAATGACTGTTCTTCTATCAGCTCCAGACAATTGCATGAAAGGAACAAAGTTCCTACTACCTAAAACTACAATCTGTGTGAATGATTTGTAGTTCATTTTTAGGATACTTTGTTCTAGTACTTTCTGATAGTCTTTTGTATGGGCATCTTGGTTTAGTAGATCGCCGTTCTGATAGACCTCAAATAGTCTTGGTGCGTGGCCTCTTACTACTTTATAGTGATTACCTCCAACCTTAAATTCAACTTCTACCTTTAGGTGCTTCTTGTTAATTGAATTAACAAGTTGAGGATTGTTAACTTTTCTAAACGGCTTCATGTACAATGCATATGACAATGCATCTAAGAACGTAGACTTACCAGCTCCGTTCTCTCCAATGATTAATGTATCTTTATGTTTATTGAGGTCTAACTCACACCAACTATTTCCATACGATAGAAAATTCTTCCATCGAACCTTTTCAAATATAATCATAAATTTAACTTACTTGCAATGCTTCTTGATATAGCTCTCTTAAAAGTTTTTGTAGATCAACCCTGTCATTCTTTATGTCTAAATTAGTAACATAGTTATCTAATATTGTTAATGTATCTTCTGCTTCATCAACGATGTCTGCATCGTCTTCAACATCTAAGTGTAAGTGGTCTTGGACCACTTGAATGTTCAAAGGATCGGATCCTTCTAATTTTTCTATGTACAAATCAAACAATGTAGGATTGTCTTTATTCTTAATAATAACCTTAACTACTTTGCCTTTGTAATTCTCAAACTGTTCTGTCTGTTTTAGCAGACCGTGCATATCTAATCCAGTATCATCATACCACACTTTATGAAACATTGTATGAGGATTAGGTATAAATTCAATTGTTCTTGAGTCTGTGTCTAGTATATGAAATCCTTTTTGATCGTTGTAGTCACTCCAAGTCATCTCATACGGACACCCAAGATAGTTAACATTGCCATTAGTTGACTTGTGATGATAATGTCCGCTGCAAACTAGATCAAATTTCTTTAGCCAGTTGTCCGACATACCGTGATCAATAAATCCGCCTTTGTACATTTGGTACCCTGCTAACTCTAGGTGACCTAGTAGTATTTGTGCAGTAGTTTTATCTGCCATGACAAACGTTTCTTCTTCATTTGCATCACACACCCATGGAACCAACATTATTTCTGTACCATCTAACTCAATAACTTCAGGTCTAGTATAAGTTGTAATGTTTGTATACTCCTCCATTAAGAGGTCTACACTATTGACTTCTAAAGTATTCTTATATACGGAGTCATGGTTTCCGACGATGCAGTGCATCTTGATTCCGTTGTCTGCAAGTGGTTGGAAGAACATTTCTCTTGCTCGTTTGAGTGACGTGAAAGATATATATTTTCTACGATCGAAAGTATCACCAAGATCAATAACAGTGTCAATACCCCTGCGTTTGATTTCAGGAAAGAACACATCGTCATAAAATTTTTGGAAGTGGTCGTGTACTCTTTTTGAATCATTTCTTGCTCCGAAGTGTAAATCAGTGACCAAGGCTATCTTCATTTATCATCCTCAACAAAGTTCTCTAAACCTTTTTTCTTTTTTCTTGCTTGCTTCTTTTCTTCTTCTTTTCGTTCAAAGTTTTCTACAAAGTCAACCATGTAAGGAGTTTCTAGATTAACATATGCTCCTTGATCACCCTGCGCCCCAGCATCACCATGTGATGCTAATTCATCTAACACAAGACTTCTTTCTAATGTCTTGTGTTTAATATACAGCTGCTTTTTCTCTCTTTGAATTCTTCTCAAAAAAGCATAATAAATTATCTGTGTAAAGTATGCAAAAGGATTATCCGACTTATCTGGTTTAAAGTTTTCTAAGTAGTTTATGCAATTTTCAATACCATCACTTATCATTTCATCACGATACGTGTAGTTAATAAAGTTAGGTTTTGTTGATAGACGGGTTGAAATTTTAAGCAAGCACTCCCCAATGTACTCTGGAATTCTTGGCTTATCGTCGCCAGACTCCTCTGCTTCTTTTACTGCATTCAGATAGTCTACCATCTCTGCATATAGTTTTTTGTTGTCTACGTAATGTTCGGATCTTTTCTTAGGCATTAGTGTATTGTGGTATTAGATTCTGGTTCATTCATAGTATCAGTTTCTATTACATTTTCTCCTGTTAACTCATCTAGTTTGTGTAAAAGCTCATCTAACTTTTCTTGGTTATCCAAGTGGTTCAATTCCCCTTTGTTATTGATAAACTTCATGTAGTGTTGTATAGCATTCTCCTCTAAATCAACTTCTAAGGCAACGATGTTCTTGCGATTAATAGTGGCTTTGTTCTCTTTTGTGAACATTAGCCAATGTGATACAGTCATCATTGGACCCATTGCTGTCTGTTGTTTGTGAACTACAACAGGATTGTAAACAATGATATCTAAAGGATTGGATCCTTGTTGTACATCAGCTATCAATTCTTCACCGCTAATTAATTTGATACACGCTATTGTCATTTTTTCAGATCCACTTTGTATATTTTGTAATCAAACTTTTCTTCGTTATACATTTTAATACGTTCTGCAAAATGTTCTAACGTGAAGTTTCGTTTAGATTTCCATTGTAGGTTATCCGCAATGTCAAACAAAGTGGCTTGTTGTTTATTGTCACCTCTTCGAAGTCCTCTACCAATAGATTGCAATACTCTAATCCTGGACTTACTCGGAGAGCTGAATATAATATTGTGCAGGCGTTTAATGTTAACACCAGTACTAAAAGTACCAAAGCTCGCCACAATGATTGCATTGTCTTCATTTTCTACAATGCCTCTTATATCTTCTCTAGCTTGACCGTCGACTTCGCCTGAGACAAAAAACACTTTTCTATCTTTGTCTACAGAGTCTTTAATCTTTTTCTTAATTTCATTGTATAGCGGCTTACCATGTTTGTCAACAAACTGATACAGTAAGAGGGTATTGCCGTTTAAACTCAAAGCTAAATTTCTAAGGAAGCGATTACGTGCTTCGTTACGAACTAGAAAGTCTACTTCGTCTTGGTATTTATCATTGGCATGAGTACGTTTAACTTCTTCTGGATACTGTAACTCTAAACATTTAATTTTAAATTGAGCAAGGGTTCCTTTCTTTATCAGTTCATCAGTTGTCGTCACTTTTTCTACTGCACCAAACAAACCTTCTAGTACTAACTTGTGTGTTTGTGTTCCATCTAATGTTCCTGTAAACCCAAACTTATATTTGGTGTTGATTGTTTTTGTCATAATACTTGTTAGAGACTTGCTTTTAAATAAGTGGGCCTCATCGCCTATTACAACATCAAACTGCTCAAACCATTTCCGAGGCATCTTATGAATAGACTGCCACGTACTAATAGTTACTAAATCATTTGTTTCTTTTTCAACACCAGCTGTTATACAATGCATTGATTCATTATAACCGTATGACTTAAAGTCGCCAGCCATCTGTTGTACTAATGATATTGTTGGTACAATAATCAAAGTCTTTTGGTTTAAGTACTTTGATAACATATAAATGATAAGAGATTTACCACTTGCTGTTGGTGACAACATCAAGGCACGCCTTTTCTTTACTGCATGAGCAAATGCGTCCAACTGATAATCACGAGGCGCAAATGGTAAACCAATTGTTGAAACGAATTCTTTAGCTTCTGCTAAACTAAATTCTTGATCATTGTATGCAGGATCGATTACTATATTATATCCTCTCTCAGATGCAAATCTTTGCACATGAGGTAACAACCCTGAGTAAATACGTTTGGTTGATGGATTGAATAATCTTATTTTTCCATCCCACATTTTATTTCTAACTTGTGGCATGAATTGCATACCTGGCACTGTAAATGTGAAGTAGTCTTGAAGTTCCCAACAAGACCCTCCATCACAGTCTACTGACATATAGACTTCGTTTACTTTACTAACTATTAATGTTTCCATGTTCATCAATAGGGAATATTTTAGAAATAGCTTTTGCACACTCTTGCGCTAGTTGCATATGCTCTAGCTGAGTGCCATTAGCGCTTCGTAATTGAATGTAATGGATCCATGATCTCAATGTACCATTTACATACAAGCGGCTTACAGTGTTTCCTTCTGGTAGCACTGCTCTGGCCTGCTCTTTGGCAATATCGTTGCTTACAGCCCATCTGTATGCGTCTGTGGCGGCATCTATAACACGTTGTTGCATTTGAAACCAACGATCTTGTAAGCCACCTTCGTATTCATCAGACATATCAAGTGCGATACTGTTTTGACGATTCTTAGGATCTTGTAATCTAGCATCACGCAATTCAAAATCCAAATCTTTTGTAGGGTCAGCATAACGTTGACTGAACTCTTGGAAACTAAAACTTCTATGACGCAATATTTGTCGAGCAATATCTCTAGTAGTTTCAATTTCTAAACAAGCACTCACCATTTCAAATGGCGACCAGTGTGCGTGTTTTGCCAAATAGCTGAGCAGTTTAGCAGATGTTTCTGTATTTAATTGGTTGTCGGGATTACTTACTCTTGCACAATAAGCAATTAAATCTTGTACATCTTCAATACCTTCTGCAACAAAATTCTCAGAAGGTTGTGAATAACTTACTAATTTTATGTTCATTATAATTCGTCCTTTATGTTTCTGTAAATTAATTGAGCAAATGCTTTATGAGCTTTTTTTCCAGGGTGTGCGTCACCCCCATAATCTCTTAAACGTTTGGCTATTGTCATTATGTCAAAGTCGTCGTTGTCTACATCGATTATCCTACATAGATTAAATAAATCTTGGTATAATTTTAAATTAGTTTTATCTAAGTGTGCTTGATTAAGCAAATGATAACATTTAACACCACGGTTTTCTAAAATTAAATTTGTACTAATAATTCTTAAAAGTGCATCGTGTTCAACTTCCACTGGACATGAGTTGTAATGCAAAAAATAATTTTTTGAAATATCGTTATTGGCCCAATGGCCTATAT